CCCACGCCGGACACGGCGCTGCCGATGGAGTTCATGGTCCGCTCCACGTCCTTGCCCTTGCCCGTCAAGGCTGCGATCACCGCCAGCAGGGCCGTCATCACAGCCACCACGCCCATGATGATCAGCGCCCATTTTGCAAATGTCAGATATACGCTGTTGCCTGCGGTAGCTGTAAATACCTTGCTCACTGCGCTCACCCCTTGGATCGCCCCGGTGATATTGCTCACCATCCTTGCAACGGGGCTGATCCCCGCCGTAAAGGCCAGCACGGCTAAAATCGACTTCTGCACCGGGGCGGGGAGACTGGTAAAAAAGTCCAGCAGCTTTGTGGCAAACTCCACCACGTCCGTCACCAGCGGCTGGATGGTCTCCGCCAGCCTGGCCATGGACTGCTGCATCTCATAGCTTGCGTCCCTGGACTCCACAATGGCGGAGTTGTTTTGCTGCCATGCGGCATAGGTCTCCGCAAGGCCCGCCTTGCTCAGGGTATCCAGTGCGTAATTTTGCCGGTCCGCCTCGGTAGCGATGGAGCTCAGTCCGGCGGAAAAGTTTTCCGCGCCGATGCCCAGGCGGTCCAGCAGCTCCCCAAACTGCCCCGTGGCCGTCCCGGTGGCCAGCGTCTCCTGCAGGCTGTCCGCAAGGCTCTCCACTTTGAGTGTGTCGGGAAAACGCAGATAGGCCCCCGTGAGGTTTTCCACCGCTTTTTGTAAATTGCTCTCCGTAAATCCAGCCTGCAATAGGTTAGAGGTCGCCTCCAGAGAGCTGTCCAGCTCGTTAGAGGCGGCGTTAAAGGTTTTCAGCGCGGTCTCTGCCGTGCCCAGCCCCACTCCGGCCTCCTGGGCGTTGGTGGCCAGCACGGCCATGGTGTCCCGCAGCTCCTCCGTGGCCGGGACCGTGGCCACCACTCCGGCCAGCACGCCAGCCGCCACAGTAGAGATGCCCTGGGTCTTGTCCGCCACCGTGCCCGCCGTGTCCCCGATTTTTTTCAGGCTGCTCTCCGCCTCCTTGGACTGCTTGGTCAGGTCCTTCAGGCTGCTCTCGGTCTCCACGATCTCCCGCTGCAGTGCGTCATACTGCCGCTGGTTGAGTTTTGCCCCGGCAAACTCCTCCTCAACGGCCTTCTGCTGCTGCAGCAAATCGGCCAGCTGCTGCTTTGTGGCGGCCACGGCCTGGTTATAGTTGTCGTAGGCCTCCCCGGAGATCTTGCCCGAGGCCAGCCCCGCCTCCATGTCCCCCTGCTGGGCCACCAGGGCCTGCAAAGATTTGGTGGTCTCCTCCACTTTGGCCTGCAGGGGCTCATATTTTGCCTCATAGTTTTTGCCCCGGGCCAGGGCCTCGTCCGCCGTCTCCGCCGCCTGTTTCAGGGTTTTCAGCTTTTCGGCGGTCTGCCCCACCCCGTCGGCCAGCAGCCGCTGTTTTTGCGCCAGCAGGGTGGTGTTGCCCGGGTCCAGCTTCAGGGCCTTTTCCACGGCCTTCAGCTCCGACTGGGTGGTCTTGATCTGCTTGTTGGTCCCCGCCAGGGCCTTGTCCAGCTTCGTGGTGTCGCCGCCGATCTGTATGGTGATGCCCTTAATTTTGTTCGCCATATATCTCACCGCCTTTCTTCTTGTCATTGCGAGGAGCGCAGCGACGTGGCGATCCGTCCCCCGTCCCTTGGCTCCCCCCGTGGGGGAGCTGTCAGCGCAGCTGACTGAGAGGGCTGGCTCCCTTGTCAAAGGGAGCTGTCGCCGCAGGCGACTGAGGGATTCCGTCCCCCGTCCCCATGCTCTCCCTGCCGGGCTGGTCCACGCCAGCCCACCAGGCAAAACACGATTTTGTCGAGGGCAACAAAATCGTCCCGCAAAATACGCCGTAGGGGCGGACCTCTGTGTCCGCCCGCCGTTCCCCCGTCCTTTGGCTCCCTTGTCAAAGGGAGCTGTCGCCGCAGGCGACTGAGGGATTCCTGGCGGCCAAAGGCCGCCCCTACAAGCCAGATCGTCAAAACCGGTCCATGTCCTCCTGGGTGGCCAGCTCCGGCCAGTCCAGGCTGTCGTTGGCCTCCTCGGCGTACATCTCATTGATCATGCCGATGGTCACCAGCTCCATGTCCCGCAAGGAGATCCCCAGTTTCAGTGCCCGCAACATCACCAGCGCCGTAGTGATGGGCCGGTCTACGGCGCGAGATTTTTTTTTGCGATGTCCAGGGCCTCCAGATTCTCCGCCCAAAGGGCCTCGATGACCGGGAAAACTTTATAAATGGAAAAAGTGTTCAGGGTGTCCAGCCATGCGTCCGGGCTGTCCGGCACGTGGTCCTTGTCCCCATGCTTTGCCATAATGTAGGCGACGTTCTCAAAGATGGTGATCGTCTCCATGGGGAGATCGAAACCCTTTTTCTTTTTCTTCTTTTTTTCCATGTCCTCGGTGATCCGTTTCATATCGATTACCATGTCCCGCCTAAACTTGATGCGGTACAGCCGGGGCACGGCGGCGGAGGCCCGCAGGGTGACCTCCTTGCCGTCCACCGTGATGGTCGTGGTGATCGCCATGGCTTACACCTCCGACGTGCCGGGCACCCAGACCTGCTTAAACCAGTTCTGCCGCACGGTCTCCGTGGTCTCCTCCGTGGTCTTTGCCCTCACCTTGCCGTCCGCCATGGGGGAGGCGGTGATGGTCAGCTTTTCGCTGCTCGGGGTCTTGCTGGCGTCCTGGGTGCTGCCCTCCTCACTGGGGCGGCTGCACGTGCAGTTGTACAGCACCCGCAGGGACGCCTTAACGTCCCCCGCAAACTGATACAGCAGGGCAAACTGCTTGCCCTCTGCGTTGGCGTACTCCACCTGTACCTTGTCCGTGCTGTCCATCGTCTCGGACAGCACGTCCGTCCGAAAACTGTCCGGGATCAGGGCGATCTCCAGGTCACCCTGATAGCCGTCGTTGCTGTTGCTCACATAATAGGCGATGTCGTCCGCGTAAAACTTGCTGGTGTCGCCCTGGGCCGCCAGAGACATGCTCACCGCACCGTGGATGGGCACCGGGGTCTCCCAGCTCACCACGCCAAGTTCGCTGGTGGTCATCACCGCATAGTGGACGTTTTTAAGGCCAAATTTGATTTTGTTTTTGGTCGCCATGGTTGTTTACACCTCCATCTCATACCGTGTGCGCCACAGGCGCTCACTGTCAATGTAGTCGCTGGAGCGGTCCCAGTATAGGTCCGCTCCCGTCAGCGCCGCCTCGATCTTCTCCTCCGCCTCCCGGCTGCGCCGGGTGGCGTACAGTTCCACCCAAAAGTGTTGGATGACGTGATAGGCAATGTCGTCGGCGGCAAAGTTGTCCGTATAGTCGTCGTAATACACCCCATAGGGGGGCTTTGGCGGATGCTCCCAGTGGTGCAGGGCCATGGGCAGCCCCGTCTGGGCTAAAATGTCATATAGCTCTTGATAGGTCACAGGCCTGCCTCCTCGATCACCCGCCGGGTGCCGACGATCAGGGCCTTTTCCGCTGCGTCCTCTGCGGGCTGGACGTGAGGATATGCCTTTGTCCGGGTGCCCTTAGATGTCTGGTGCCCAAACTCCAGCAGATGGATCAGACGGTACTGGGTCTTGTTGTACACGGTCAGGGTTTGCAGCTGGCCCTTAAATTTGGCCTTTTCCCGGTACAATTTCCAACCTTTTTTGTACTTTCCGCCGCCTTTTCCCTTGCGCACGGGGGACTTGTCCCGCACAATGCGCATGGCGATGGCGGCAGCGCCCTCCATCTCATCCTCCACGCCGTCCCGGATCAGTCCGCGATACTTGTCCAGCACGTCAGCGATCCGCTGGTCCAGCTCATCCACTCGTATCGTCGCCATGCTCCGCCTCCCACACGTTGCCGTCCCGCTGCTCCAGGTCCAGGTCGGTCACCAGCAGGCCGTCGCCGTCCGCCGTCTGGGTCACCTTGTGGATCAGATACCAGGTGGTTCCGATCCGAGCCAGGTCCCTTACGGCGATGTTGTCCGCCCGCCAGATGCGGATGGACCGGTCTATTTGTGCTCCCGTCTTTGCCGCCGCGTAATACCGGGTGGCTCCCACCACCCGGTCGCCGAAGGGGGCGGTCAGCTTGGGGACCATGGTATACACCGGACTTGGGCCCTCCCCCTCCGTGGAGGACACCCCGCAGATGGTCACCGCGCCGCTGTCTAAGATCATGGCGTCGATGCCTCCTCTCCCTGGGCAGCCCGCCCTCGGGCCAGCAGCAGGTCAAGGCGCAGCCGCCGGAGATACTCCGGCTCCGCCTCCCCATTGATGCGCTTGCGGTACATCCAGGCCGCCGTGCCCACCACCGTCTGGGTGTAGTCGGCGCTGTCATCGTCCCGGATGCCCTGGCGCTCCAGGCTGGCAGTTGCCGCCTGGAGCAGAAAGGGGAGATAGTCGCTGTCCCCGGGCAGGTCCAGCCCGGTGCGCTGTAGATCAGCACGCAGCAGCGTCAGCCGCAGCGCATCCTTGTCGGTCTTGTCCACGGCTCACGCCTCCTCTCAGGACTTGGTCACCGTCACGGTATAGGTCTTGCTCTGGCCTCCGTTGGTCACCTTAACGGCCACGGAGTTAGCCCCGCTGGCCCAGGTGACAGAGCTGCCATTGGTCACCTTTTTTCCGCCGCTGGTGATCTCCACCGCACCGCCCACGGCGGGCACCGCGGACACCATGTTGCTGGCGTTGGTGGTGGCGGCGGTATAGGTGTCGGTGGCGGGGTCAAAGGTGGGGGTCAGGGTCAGGCCGCCGATGCTCAGGGCGGACAGGGCCGCCACGGCGGGGTT